GACTGCCAGCCTAACTTGTAACCTGACACCCCAATCTTACCCCAATTGTCTGAACCTACCCACTCCCCTTTGCCAACAAGTTTAGCCTTAACAGCTTCTACCTGCTTTCTTGTATCTAGTGGATCAATACCTGCACTCATCACTCTTGGGTCATCCATATAAAGGACACCCTTAACACCCTGATTTTCTAACATTGCCGCACTAGCCTTAATGGCTGAGTTTGATCTGGACAATCTTCTTAATGCTGACTTCAAAGGACTCATTCCATAAAGGTGTGAGCCATTGATATCCCAGTCATAGTTTTGGTACTTATCGTGTAAGACCTGACTCTTTGGGAAGTAAGCATCAGCAAGATTGGTCATTACATAGGCATCCTCAAGAATCGGGAAGGTATTGGTACTGGCGATAATACTAATTTCTTGATATGGTAAATTGTGCAACTGATAAGGCTTACCAGCATTTGCACCCATATCCAAAGTCTGCGCCCAAACTGTGCGACCTCCTGTGATTAGTTTCCATCCGCTTGAATTGGCTACTAAGTCTGGGAATGTCTCGTAATCGTTAGGGTATTTTAATAAGTCTGTAAGCCTATCAACATAAATAGGCTCTAAGGCTTTTTTTCTATATTCTATTGCTTTCTTAAAATCTTGTGTAGAAATATCCTTTTTCTTAATTAAACCCTGATAAGATTTGAAAGCAGCCTCATCAACTATCTTGTAAGTTGACCATTCTGGAAGCCTGACCTTATCGGTGATTAAAGAGACAGCGGTGTAAATTATGTCATTAACCTGGTAGCCATCTGTTATGTAGTTTTTGCGATTATCAGCTATTCCTACATAAGTTCCTCCCATCATCGTATAAGAGGCAAAAGGTTGACCAATAGGCATCATTGGCATTGCCTTACCTCTTAATACATTCCACGCATCCTGTAATTTACCCACAGTTATTTATTTACCAAGCCATTATCTCAAACTTTGGCTTGTTTAGTTTAGTGAATATCGCATACCGCATTGCATCGCATCCGTGATCCCACATTTTAACTGGACTCTCATCTGAATGGACTTTGCCATCTTTGTCCGTTTTCCATTTGTAGGACCTAATCTCTTTAATCAGGTTTGTTGATTCAGGAGTGATTGTTAAGGGTTGACTTTTGACCTTTTGGATTCCAGCATATACATCCTTCTCGGCTGGTTTAGCATTGAATCCTGCCCTAACAAGTTCCTCAATCGTTTTAGGCTCAGCATTGTCACAAAATATCTCATCGGACCTTTTTATATCTAATGTCTTTAATCTTTCAATCAAATCATTAGTTGTTAGTTTGGTCTCATAAAGCATTTCGTGAGCAAAGGTTTGATTCTCTTTAAACCCTACCTTAATTAAGGCAGTTGGTACAGAATAACCAAAGTCTAAGCCATAAACTGTTTCTGTGTCATCAGGGAATTGACCTACCTTCCAATGAGTGTAGATTATTTCCTGACTCTTACCTCTTTCTCCTAATCCAAATACTTTCCAAAGATTCTCATCTGCATCCTTTAAACTCTCAATCTCAGCAACCTGTTCTTTAGGTAAGAATGGATTGTCTTTATAAGTAGAGTGGATTAGTAGATTGCCCTCTTTGTCTGCTACATCATAGACCCAACTTGCCTCATCAACAGGGTTAAAGTCTAAGAATATGGTTTTAGTGGTCCTTAGTGCTAACTGCTGGTAAATAGAGTGTGGAAGTAGATTTGCCTCGTTGATAAACAAGATATCTCTTCCTGGACCTCTAACCTTACCCGAATCTTCAGCACCAAAGAACTCAATGTAGGAGCCATTTGGATAGTGGTAAACATTATCAGTCTTATTAAATGCTTCATCTGAATAAAGACCTGCATCCTCTAAGATTTGTAAAATATCCCTCCTAGCACCTCTTTTTAAGTGAGGTAAGGAAGGACTGACCACAGAAATCGTTACCTTTTCCTTATGCGGTATGTAAAGAGCTAAAAGTTGACTTAAACTGTAAGTCTTTCCTGATCTTGTAGAACCCTGATTAGCTATAACCCTGTGTGATTTGGATTGATAAGCTAAGAGGTTTTTCTCAAAGACTTTCGTGTATTTAATCTCAACTTCCTTCATTGACAGGCTTGAATACAATGTTAATGCCACCATCAACCTTGATATCTTGCTCTGCCTTTTCTTTTTGACCTAACCTTTGTTTGCCTAACCAGACTAACATTGTTCGGTCTTTATCTTTAATGGCGGCCTCAAATTGAACTTTTTTCAAAATAAGGTCACCCTTTTGTTTTTTTTCTTGGGAAAACTCTGAAAACATCATACCGTTATCGGTCTGACATCTGTCATAAAGTGTTGGTGCTGAGATACCTAGCATTGCTGCTATTTCTGTTCCTGTGCAACCAGCTTCTAAATACTCAGATACTAGTTCCCAATTGATATCGGCTTGTGGTCTTGACAATGGTTTTTATTTCTTTTTCTTTACTCTCTTTGGTAGTTTCTTGCCTTTGCTCTTTCTGTTCCACTCATCTACATTAACTCCCTGCTTTTCAAGTTTTTTCTTGTTGGCATTAAAGAAAGCTGCTTGTTTTTTACTTTTGTAGGGCATTGTTTAAAAAAAGCCTCCAATCCCGAAAGACTGAAGGCTTGTTTCTATTTTTACACCTTAAAATTCACCCCCTAATATACGAAATTTATTCCATATATTAAAATATACTTATTCACATAAGTCCCAAGTGGATAGGATTTGGACCATTTCTAACATTACACCCTGACCTCCTTTGCACTTTAGGATGTGCATTCCATCCTGTTCTTTGACTTCTTTGGAGGCATCTGAGGGACAAAAGACAAATCTTGCCTTATTTAACATTGGAATATCCCAACCAGAATCACCTATGGCTATGTCATAATGAAAAGGGATTTCCTCTTTGTTTCTTAGGACTATTAATTCAGCACCCGACCTTTTAAGATATAGGTCTGATCCTGGCCAAGATGAGGCAGTTACAAAATATACCTGATATCCCATTGAGATTAACTCTTTTACTGCACCAATATCCTTATTATTAAAGGATTTGATTATTTCTCCCTGATGGTTTACCCATATCTTACCATCCGTAAGTACACCATCGATATCACAACATATTACCATAAAACAAGTTGTTTTTTATATTCTGCCCACCTTTTTTCTTGTGCTTCAAAATAATCCTTATCTAATTCAAACCCAATAAATTCAATGTTACCAGCTTTATCAGCTGCTATTCTATTTGAACCAGAACCTAAATGTGTATCAATTACCTTACCACCTTCTTTTAAATAAGTTAAATAAATATAATCGTAAAGTTGTATTGGTTTTTGGGTAGGATGTATTTTATCAGTTTGATTATGTTTATGTATTGAATATTGAAATATTTTAGCAGGTTTTTTTAATCCCATTGAAACCCAAGCATATTCAGCAGTAGCAAAGTTTTGAACTGTTTGTTGTTTATCCCAAATTAAAAAATATTCAGTAGGTGGCAATACAAAATTGTTAGCACCCCAAATTACTTGGTTTTTACTTATTCTAAATAATTCATCAAAATATTCTTTATTCGGTTTTATATCCCATTTTAAACCATCTTTTGATTTTTCTGAATTATCAAATCTTAATGAACCTCGTTTAAATCTTTCAATTCCATATGGTGGATCAACAACAGCTAAATCAAAGTATTTATCAGGATATTTAGCCATCCCAATCATACAGTCCTCATTATAAACTATTGATTCCATTATAAAGGATTTAAAGGTTCTCCAGTAGTAGGATTTCCGTATATTTTTATATCGTTTTGGTCAATTGTCCTAATGATTCCTGTTTGATATAATCTTACAATAAATTGAGGATTTGAATGTATTGAGCCAGCAATTAAAAATAAAGCAACTCCATATCCTAAAGGTGTCTCTACATCAAAAGGGTTGACTATTTCGTGTATGGTTTGAATTACCATTAATATTTTTTTTCTATCCAATAAAACCATTGCTTATTACCTATGTCTATTTTCTTAAATAAATGTGGCTCCAAAAGAGTGTCAAATTGTGATTCTTTGTTTTTAATAGTTAATATACCTGAATCGGTTAAGTCTAAATTCCATTGATGAAATCCTTGCCAGTTTTCATAATCTGCCTCATTACAAAAACCTTGTACAATTAAATACCCTCCTTCTTTAACAGCACCTAATAAGTTATTAAGTGCATCATAAGGGCTTTGACAATGATCAAGGGCATTTGAAATATGTACAATATCAAACTCATTCTGAAATTTGATTTTTTCAGCGGGAATAGGTAAAGGAGAAGTCAGTTTGTGCCTTTCGTAGTCAAAAATTAGCTTATAAAGGTCTCCTAACGGATCACAGGCAGTCACTTTTACTAACCCATTTAATAAAGAGCAAACCCCTGATCCTACATCCAATACTGTTTCGTGTGGAACACTTAAGATAAAGTCTGCCACTTCCTGATTGAGTTCAGGTGTCTTTACTTTTTTAACCCAGCCTGAAAGGAATCGGTCTGTCTTTACAAATTCCTTCCAAAATGATAATTCGTGGTAAATTCCGTGTAGTTCTAAAGATGTCATTTATTGCACTTTTTGATGTATATGTCCGTAATATCGCTCAATTTTATATGCTTTTGTGCCTTTTATCGCTCATTATTTAGGTTTTATATGTTTTTACGTTTTCGTAAATACTCACAATTCGGAAATATCCCAAATTTGTCCATATTTTGTTACCGATTTTGGCAAATTAGTGACATTAGTTCGGAATGATGTCGAATATTTGTACTTTAAGTAACATTTATAGCATATTTTTAAACTCATTTAGGCCATAGTTTTGTCTGCCAGTCTTTTCCGTATTTAGTAAGCATATGCTTTTGACTGATAGGAGTCCAATAGTTTCTCAGTTGCTTTCTTAATTGACTAATAGGATGCTCTTTTCGGTTTCTTAAATAGGTATGCTCAACTTTAGTTTCGTAGTGTACTCCTACTTTATGACCCTGATTTTTTACCCTATGACACCAATCCAGGTCCATATAATAATAAGCTAACATTTCATCTAAGGGATTAGAACTAAATAACTCTGCATTGACCATTGGTGCAGTCCATTCCACAAAAGGTGTTTCCTTTACCCCATCAAAACCCATTATCGGCCATTGAAATCTATGATCAGAACTTTGCATAGTAGGATGTAATGCGGCCCAATCGCCTTTAGCCATTTCGTGTGCTAACTTATAAGGTGTGTCAGGAGCAAAGGTTATATTAGACACGAACCACAAATAATCTGCTTTCCATAACGGATCTAAAAGAATTGAGTTATAGGCTCTTGACATATTACCAACACCATCCCTGCTTACTATTTCATAAGGCAGTTCAGTATCTTGAACACATTTAAGAGTCTGCATAAAGTCAGGCTCATAGTATTCCATTAAGACAATTAATACTCTTGACATAGGATTTGATTAACTTGGTTTAGCCAGTATTCGGGAGTAAATGTTTGGATGTGATATTTCATATTCTTTGCCCTTCTTTCTGTTTCCTCTTTATTCTCTAAAGCAAACATTGCGGCATCATACAATTTGTCCACCGAATAACCTACTTTGTATGAGTTCTCATCAGTCAAGTCATCATCCCCTTCTATTATTCCCCTAATTGTTACTGTTCCTTTTGTGCCAGCCTCCAAAGGTGCGGTTGATCTAGCATCATACTTTGTAGCCTTAATCATTAAAGTTGCCATTTCATAAAGGTCATTCATCTGCTGTAAAGTAGGTTTGATAATGAACTTGTCATAGATATTGTCCTTAGGTTTTAGCATTCCATAACCTATAATTCTATATCCCCTATCCTTTAGCATTTTAGCAACTTGCACAGCCAATTTCTCAGCATCCTTAGTAACATTAGTTGGCTCTGGTGATTCTAAAAGGATTGTCTTGTAATCTTTTGGTTTTTTTGTTATTGGGAAGTCTTTAAGATTTACCCCATTGCCGATGTAATGGATTGGTCTTTTATCATTAAATTTTGATTTTAAGATTCTCATATTCCATTGTGAAATAGAGAAAAGAGGGTATTTAGATTGATAAAGTTTTATGCAGTCCTGAAAAAACCTTTCATTCGTAGGTCTAAAAAGATGCTCTAACATTTGTAAGAATATAAATTTCTTTTCTATATCCTTATCTAATAAAAATGCTCCGTGTGGACTTGTAACAATAAGACAATCTGATTTGCTTATCAAATTAGTAGTATTGACAATCTTACATTTAATCTCTTGTAAGCTACATCTTAAAGCACCAGCCTGATTGTATAATACAACTCTATGACCTAAGTTAGTAAGCTGATTGGCCCACTCATTAATTACTCTAATCCCACCGTGAGGACTATTAATGTTTGGACTTTGGATAAAGATTCTCATAAATGTCTATAAATGTAAAAACAATAGTTATAAATATGTAAATTAATACAAAGATTGGTGTGTCAAATAAGTAGAATTTAGTTCTGTCTTTTATCTTTCCCATTGTGATTTATTTGGATATCTCTGATTAATAAATATCTTAAAGTCACCATTAACTGCGTATGACCCAATAGAGAAAAAAAGTTTATTGTGCAATCTACCTATCCATTCATTAACAGAATAGAATCTGTTTATTTTGATATCCTCCATAGGCTCAAAAGGACCGAACTCATTTTTTGTATAGGCAGACTTAATCACAAATTCTTGTTTCCACGGTAGATTTAAAAGTTTGGCAAATCGGTGTTTATTATAAACTATTGGAGTGTGGATGTCTGTGTAGTAGTTATTTACTCCAGGCAAGTTATTTGTATTGGTTATTGCTATCTTATAAAGTCCTGTGGCTTTATGTGCATAAAAGTGACAATCCCTATCATACCAAAACTTAAAGTCTTTAACATCTAAGTCTTTTAATAAGAAATGGTCATCATTCCAAAATATAAAGTCATCCCCTTCAACCCAATCACAGCCTGATATAATCTTTTGAAAGATGCTGAAGTTCTTTTTACCTGGCACATCCTCTAAATAGTGATGCTCTACATTCTTAATCCATTTGGGTTTCTCACCTATAAGGATAATCTTGCCATAGCCTTTTAGGTGCTGTTCTATGGATCTAAGAGCATATCTTAACTCGTTATCTTGCCACCTTGATCCTGTTCCTAATGCTATTACTATATCCATTATTGATGACTTAAAAAGACTTCCTCTTGCTTTTCAGCATATTCAAATAACTCAATTTTGGGTAAAACTTCCTTCACTACTGCATTTGAAAGATTGCCAAAGTGTTTGATTATCAATGCTTTTTGTTCTTTTGTGACATAAGCACTCACCAAAACCTTTTTCTTGTCCTCTGGTAATGGCTTCCTACCTGGTTTTAATTTTTCCATAAAACAAAGATAGGGATAAAAAATAAATTAAAAATTATTTTTTGATTTGTGAATAAGTATTATATTTGTGGTGTCAACGATTAATAATTAAACGATTTAACAATGAAACAAGCACTAACACTCCTAATCACACTAATTGCAGTTATGTATTTAGTAGGACTCATTCAAGACCAATTTTGTAAATAAACCCTTAAAATTAATCACAATGAAAATTGAAATCATTGCAGATGCCGACAGAGCAAATTTTTTGCTTAAGTATTTAGAACTTCCACTAAAGATTTCTAAATACGATTCCCAGTATTTTACAGTATCAATTTCATCGGATGTTGATACTGAGTCATCCCTTGCCCTTAAGTTATTCCACGCAGGAATAGCCTTTGGAATGCAAGAGGCTCGTAAATCATTAGAGTCAACCTATAAACCTAACAAGTTTAAAGATGACATTATGTATTTGGCCAATGACTAATAAGCAAGCATACCCCCGATATTTCTATATTGGGGTCTTTTTACAAACCTTAAAATTCATATATGAAAACCACTTACCCCACAAAACCAATGCGTGATTTCAATGAATGGATCACAGCAGTTCACAATTATTTTAGAATGACAGCCGCAGAGTACGAAAGAAACAAAACAATTAGGACCTACACAAGATTTAGAATTGAACCAGATGGAAAAGGGTATTATATTGTAGGTGATGAAAAGATACCTCAGAAGGAATTTGAAAAGCAGTTTCCTTTACCTTTATTTATAGGGATTAACGATGAGAACCCTAACTCAAACACATCATACTTAACCGAAACGATTTAAACTATGTTACATTTAATTCAAGCACAGGTCAAAGCACCTAAAGGACAAGTTAACAAATTTGGAAACTACAAATATCGCTCTTGTGAGGATATTGTAGAGGCAGTTAAGCCAGTCATTAACAAGCTAGGCTTTTATCTTACCCTTAATGATGAGATAGTACAAATAGGGGAAAGAATCTATGTAAAAGCCACAGCAACTATTTCTAATGGCGAATTGACTTTTTCTTGCTCTGCTTATGCCAGAGAGGAGGAAGTTAAAAAAGGTATGGACTCAGCACAGATCACAGGAGCCGCATCCTCTTATGCTCGTAAATATGCCCTAAATGGACTCTTTGCGATTGATGACACCAAAGATGCTGATGCTACCAATACACACGATAAAGATGAGCCAACTAAAGAGGAAAAGGATATGCTAGAGAGATTGGTATTTTCATCTAACCTGGAGGAATATGAAGTGGACAGAGCCATTAAAGCCATTAGAGAATGCTCGGACTATGAAACCTATCAGAAACTCCAACACAGATTAGAAGATAGGCAATTAGGACTTAATGAGATTCCTAACCCCAATCAAAAAGACATTTCTAAACACCTTAAAAAATCAGTAAAATGAGTTGGTCAGAAAGAGGCATATCCAGACTCAGGTTTTTTATCTACTCCGATGATGGTGAAGATATACCTATAAGAGCCGAAATTAAATATTATTATGCGGCTGGAACTATTGAAGATGAGTACAATTTTGAATATGAAATCAAGATTGTAGATGCACCTGATTGGGTTACTGAAGATGACATCCGAAATGAACTCAATCAATGGAATTTATTTGATATTATTAACCCTGAAGAATTTAATCAATACTAAAATGGCAAACTACCCAAAAGGCATCCGATTATTCGGACCAAAACCCACAGCACCAGCATTTATTAAAGGTCAAATCATTATCAATCCAAATGAGTTATTTGAATGGCTAAAAGCTAACCCTGACCTGTTAACTAACTACAAAGAAACCAAGCAACTTAAACTGACCATAATGGAAAAGAAAGATGGCACAGGTTTAAATGTAGTTGTGGACACCTATAAACCTAAAGAAGATGTACCGTTCTAAGGAAGAACTACATAAGATTGCTGAAAAGATGCAGACTTACCTAGAGACTGAGGTTGGTCCTGATCCACAGCATTTAATAGATAGGGCAGAACTTTTGACTATCTTAATTGCTAAGTCTGGACAATGTTTAGCAGAGGCTAAATACATTCAGGACCAAATTATCAATGCAGGACTATTACAAGCGATTGGAGAAGGCTTAGAGAATAAGCTAAGTCCTTCCTTAATTAATAAGTTTGTCAGTACCAATGCAAAAGATGTTAACCTATTAGTTAATTGGTTTGACCGCATCAACTCAGCAGCTACACATCAATTAGATGGTATTAGGACTATCATATCTTATAAGAAAGCTGAACTAAATTTGTAAACTTGTGGCAATACCAAAAAAGAAAAAAAGTAATTCAATAAGTTTACCAAAGCTGACCGAAAAGGCTCAAAAGGTCTTTAATGCTTACATCAGACAAAGAGACTCTAAAAATGGATATTTTACCTGTATCAGTTGTTTTAAGACCTTACCAATAGAGTCAATGAATGCAGGACACTATGTTCCAGTAAAAGGAGGCTCTGCATTAAGATTCAATGAGGATAATGTTTCGGGAGAATGTCAACGATGCAATGGCTTTGATCAGTTTCACTTAATAGGATATAGAAAGCATTTAATTTTAAAGATTGGGGAGGCTAGAGTTATTAAATTAGAGGAAAATAGAAATAAAGTTTACAAATGGTCTAGGACCGAATTAGAAGATATTATCAACCATTATTCATCACTCTTAAAATCAAAACAATGAGCCAGTCACAGCAAATCTTAAACTACCTTAAATTAGGCAAACCTATTACTCCATTAGAGGCACTACATATGTTTGGGTGCTTACGATTAGCAGCCAGAATTGCTGATCTTAGAAAAGAAGGTCATATTATTTGGACTAATACGATTACAATAAACGATAAAACATTTGCATCTTATAAGTTAAGCCAATGATTAAATTAAAACTATTAACTCCCGAAAAGATTGAGCAAGTTAAAAGTCTGCTTGACAAAGGAGTTACAATAAGAGAAACAGCAAGGCAAACTAAGATAAGTTACTATGCTACTTGGCATATTAGTAAAGGTCATTATCATAAACTAAATGATTTGAGAGATGCTTTTAGAGAGCCTGACAATGGTTATTTTAATTGGGATAAATTTAAAGTTTATTAAATGACTCACGGATCACTATTTAGTGGTATTGGAGGATTTGACTTAGCGGCAGAATGGATGGGGTGGGAAAACAAGTTTCATTGTGAATGGAATGAGTTTGGTCAAAAAGTCCTTAAATACTATTGGCCTAATGCTGAATTATTTACCGATATTACAAAATCAGATTTTACAAAGTATGCAAACCAAATTGACATTCTTACAGGAGGATTCCCCTGCCAACCATACTCAATGGCAGGAAAAAGACTTGGTAAGGAAGATGACCGCCACCTCTGGCCAGAAATGCTTAGAGTCATTAGAGAAGTTAAACCAAGTTGGGTTGTGGGCGAAAACGTTTTCGGCCTTGTTAATTGGAATGGAGGGTTGGTATTCCACGAAGTGCAAACTGACTTGGAAGCTGAAGGGTACGAAGTTTGGCCGTATGTACTTCCAGCTGCGGCCGTTAATGCACCACACAAAAGGGATAGAGTCTGGTTTGTGGCCTACTCCACAAGCATCGGATTTTGTGAGTACAGTTCAGGAGAAAAATTACAGTCTTCGGCATTTGGAACACAATTCGGGTTGGACAAAAAAAATGTTACCAACACCAACAGCAATGGATTCAACGAATGCAACAGCAACAATGAAATCAACACAAGTGAAAGATGGTTCGATGCATTCAGTAACTTTGACAAGAGCATTATCAATGGGAATGTTGCCAACCCCTTGTGCGAGAGACACACAAGGTCCACAAGCAATGGAATACAAAAAATGGAAAGGATTGCCACACAACAATATCCAATCAGTTCCAAGTGTAGTGAGAGAACTGACTGGCTCAACTTCCCAACTGTCTCCCCAATTTGTAATGGAGATGATGGGATTTCCGACAGATTGGACTCTATTACCTTTTCTAAATGGAGACGAGAATCAATCAAAGCAGGAGGAAATGCAATAGTACCACAAGTAGTTTATCAAATTTTTAAAGCAATAGAACAATATGAATACAATAGATTTAGCGGACAAATTAGTAGATAAAACCTGTGAACATTATGGAATCAAAAGGATTCAGTTATCTAGGAGACACAAAGAAAAACCAAATAAGACCATTATAATCCAAACTGATGACAGAAGTAAACACATCAGCACAGCATCAATTAGAATGGCTTTATCTTACTATTTAAGTAAATATACCCCTATCCCAGTTAGTATTTTAGGACCATTAATTGGTTACACAGATCACAGCACAGTAACACATTCAAAGAAAAAGGCTCAGGAGTACATAGATACTGATGATTGCGTATTTATGGAGTATTGGGTGAAAGTCAATGAGTTAGGTAAGGAATTGGGAATATCTACCGAATATGTAAGGGTTAATAAGACTAGGGAAATAATAATGGAAAAAATAAATTTGGTAGATTGAAATAAATTTCGTATATTCGTAATAACAAAGGATCGCCACTTTTTAGTGCTTTGTTTTAAAAGATATACTAACCTGTTGGGGTGCGGCTGCGATCGCCAATCCTCAGCAGGTTTTTTATTATAGGTTTTTACCCAGCTTTTACCCAGTCAGATAGGGCTGACAAATAATAAGCTGACAGTTCATTTTCATATGTTACGCAAACAAGTGAGAGCAATGTCGACCCCTGACAACTCTTGACAGTCAAGTTAATTAAAAATGCGTGATAACCTGCGAACTGGATGCAGAGGAACAAATGGGTACTGTGTGAAAGGGAAACCCTAAACGGTTGAAAACGATTAACTTAACGATTAAAAAAAAGTCTTTTATATTTTCCCTTTAATTTAGTTATAGTTTTGGTTAAAGTCCTTAAATCGGCAAACCCTAACTTGACTGGATATAGAGGGGATATGCAAACACC